CCACCATCCATAAAGAAACCATTGACCGTCTGGAAGCCGCGCTGAGCGGATTGACAGCGGCTGCCCAGTAAATACGGAGATGTTATGTCTGAAGTAAACGAGATTCTGAAAAAGGTTAGCGCCAGTATTGAAGAAGCGACCGGCAAATTCAACGCAAAAGCAGAAGAGGCGCTGAAAGAAGCCCAGAAAACCGGCAAATTGTCGGCGGAAACCAAAGAAACCGTCGACAAAATGGCGTCGGAATTCAACGCCCTGAAAGAGGCGGAAAAGACGCTTAAGGCGGCGCTCGGTGAGCTCGAACAGCAGGTCGCCCAGATGCCGCTGGCAAACGCCGCAAAAGTGGTGGAAACCGTCGGCCAGACCGTCATCAACAGCGAAGCACTGAAAGCATTTGCGGCAAGTGTTGAAGGTGGTAAGCGCGTCAGCGTGCCGGTGAACGCTGCGCTGATTTCAACTGACCTGGCAACAGGCGTGGTGGAGCCGCAGCGTCTGCCGGGCATCGACACCGCCCCGAAACAGCGCCTGTTCATTCGCGACCTGATTGCGCCCGGCCGCACCTCCGCACCGGCTATCTTCTGGGTGCAGCAGACCGGATTCACCAATGCGGCAGAAGTTGTGCCTGAAGGTACCGCCAAGCCGTACAGCGATATCCAGTTCGCCACGCAGATCACGCCGGTCACCACCATCGCGCACATGTTCAAAGCGTCCAAGCAAATCCTGGACGACTTCGCGCAGCTGCAGTCCACGATTGACGCAGAAATGCGTTACGGTCTGAAGTACGTGGAAGAACAGGAGATCCTGTTCGGTGATGGTACCGGCGCGCATCTGAAAGGTATCGTGCCGCAGGCCTCCGCTTTCGCTGCTGCTTTCACCGTTGAGCAGCAGAACGGTATTGATGATCTGCGTCTCGCAATGCTTCAGGCGCAGCTGGCTCGCTTCCCGGCTTCCGGGCACGTCCTGCATTTCATCGACTGGGCGAAGATTGAACTCACCAAAGACACCCTGGGACGCTACATCCTGGCGAACCCGGCGGCGCTGACCGGCCCGACACTCTGGGGTCTGCCGGTGGTCGCGACCGAGGCCGCGGCATTCCAGGGCAAGTTCCTGACCGGTGCGTTTAACGCCGCAGCGCAGCTGTTCGATCGTGAAGATGCCAACGTTGTAATCTCCACCGAGAACGCCGACGACTTCGAGAAAAACATGATCTCGATTCGCTGCGAAGAGCGCCTGGCGCTGGCCGTGAAGCGCCCTGAGGCGTTTATCTACGGTTCCTTCACTGCGCCGGCTGCGGGTGGCGGTGCGTAACCTTTAACGGCGGCCTGCGGGCCGCTTTTCTTTTTTCCGTTAAGGAGACAGCCATGAAGCTGATCGCTATCAAGCCTATCTACTTTGAAGGCAACGTGCTGACCGAAGGCACCGAGTTCGAGACGCTGGAGCAACACGGTCGTGATCTTGTTGCGCGCGGTTATGCTCAGGAGCCTGGCAAAAAGCCGGATCCGGAAAAAGACCCTGAGCCGAAAGGAAAGGGCAAGGCCAAATAAGGGGCGCACATGCTGACCAAAGAGCAGGTTAAGCACCACTGCAATATCGAGCCGGATTTTACAGAGGACGACAACTGGATCGAAAACAGCATAAAGGCGGCTGCGCGGTATGTGGAAACGTGGACCCGCCGCCGGCTTTATGAAAAGGCGGATGATCCGCTTTATATGGCCGATCCAGACGCGCTGCTTTATGGCGAGGATGTCGAAATGGCTATGTTGATGCTGATTGCCCACTGGTACACCAACCGTGAAACGGTCAGCACCGGCAGCACGACATCTGCGCTGGCTTTCTCTACTGAAGCACTCCTTCAACCCTACCGGATTTATGGCCTATGAAAGCGGGACGTCTGCGGCACAGGGTAATCCTTCAGAAACCGGCAACCGGGCGATTACCGTCCGGACAGCCTGCAACCGGCTGGGTGGATGTTGCTTCGGTTCGGGCAGAAGTCGCGGATGTATCGGGCCGGGAGATGATGGACGGCGGCGCAGAGTTGAGCAGCACCACAACCCGGATCTGGATGCGTCGTTATCCAGGCATTCCCGTAACCACGGGATGGCGAGCCGTTCATCTTCCGCCTACCGGAGGCGGTGAGATATATGACATCAAGTCGGCTATCTCAGCAGAGAACGGCACCAGGCTCGAATTGCTTTGCGAGAAGGGGGTGAAACAGTGATTTCAACGAGTCTTGATTTTTCCGGTCTGGCCGATATCGCGAAGGATCTGGAGACGCTCAGCAGGGCTGAAAATAATAAGGTTTTGCGTGATGCCACGCGTGCTGGTGCAGAAGTTCTGCGACAGGAGGTAGAGGATCGTGCGCCCGTCCTTACCGGGAAACTGAAAAAAAACGTGGTAGTGGTGACCCAGAAGGGTCGCCGTCGCGGCGAAATCGCTTCCGGCGTGCATATCCGGGGCGTTAACCCGGACACCGGCAACAGCGACAACAAAATGAAGGCCAGCAATCCGCGCAACGCTTTTTACTGGCGCTTCGTTGAACTCGGTACATCGAATATGCCTGCGCACCCCTTCGTTCGCCCGGCATTCGATACCCGGCAGGAAGAGGCTACGCAGGCAGCGCTGGCCCGCATGAATCAGGCCATTGATGAGGTGCTGGCGAAATGACAGAGGCTGACATCTATCAGCGGCTCAGTGCGCTGGCAGGCGGAAATGTTTTTCCGTACGTTGCGCCGCAGGGTACCACGGCGCCGTGGGTGATTTATCTGCTCCCGGGTTCAGTCAGCGAGGATGTTTTCTGCGGTCCGGCAGAAACAGCAAGCACGGTTCAGGTTGATGCCTGGGCCTCGTCGATTGATGATGCCCGGGCGCTACGTGATCAGGCTAAAGCGGCTCTGGCCGATCTGCATCCTGTCGGACTAAACGAGATTAACGGCTACGAGCCGGATACCGGGCTTTACCGGGCCACGCTTGAAGTTCAGATCTGGCAATAACTCCACACTTCATATTAACTCTGCCGCCTCCAGGCGGCTTTTTTATATCCGGAGATCACTATGTCCTCTAAGTATGAAAAAACGCAGGGTACGAAAATTAACATTTCGGAAAATCCTGCAACCGAACCAAACCCCACTGGCGCCACCTGGCAATCCATCAACTGCTCGACCAAGGAGCTTAGCTACACCGGTGGGCAAAAGTCAGACATCGACACCACCACGCTATGTTCCACCGAGCAGGAAATGACAAACGGCCTGGCCGCGCCAGGTGAAATGACGGTTTCCGGGAACTGGTCTGCTGATGAAGAGGGGCAGAACACATTACGCACCGCTTACGACACTGATGCGTTGCACGCTTTTCAGGTGATCTTCCCATCCGGCAACGGTTATGCATTCCTGGCTGAAGTTCGTCAGAACAGCTGGAGCCTGGGCACTGCCGGGGTGGTGACCGCATCGTTTACGCTGCGCATCAAAGGTAAGCCCGTCCCGATCGTTCCGGCACCTTCTGCAGGCTAATAACAGCGGCGAAAGCCGCTATTACTGATTACAAACTGAGAAAAAATGAAATGGGAAAACAGGTTTCACAGAGTTCACTTCGCTCGCTCGCGTTGGCACCTATGGCAGGCTTTCGCACAAAAACCGTCACCGTTCCGGAGTGGGAAAACGCCAGGGTAAAACTGCGTGAGCCATCAGCGCAGGCTTGGCTGGAATGGCAGCAGGTGCTTAACCCGAAGCAGGGAGAAGGCGAACCAGAAGAGCTGACGGCAGCAGAACGCGCATTGCGTAACAAGAGTGCTGATGTGGTGCTGTTTATCGATGTGCTCCTTGAAGAAGACGGTTCACAGGTCTTTACCGAAGAAGATAAAGCGCAGGTTGAACAGTTCTACGGCCCGGTGCATGCCCGCCTTCTTAAGCAGGCGCTGGACCTGACTACCTCGGCGGCCGATGTGGAAAAGCCGTAAGCCAGCCCGGCACGTTCTTCCTGATGACGCTGGCGCTCCGTCTGGGGCGCACGCTTGATGAACTGAAGCAAACCCTGACGGCCAGGGAGCTGCGCATGTGGATCGAGTTTGACCGTATCAACCCCATCGGTGATAGGCGCGGCGATATTCAGGCGGCGCAAATTTCCGCTGCCGTGCTTAACTCGCAGGGCGCTAAGGTAAGCATGGATGATGTGATCCTCCAGTGGAATGCGCCCGAACAGGAAGAGAGCAGTGCCGGGCTGGAAGGGTTTTTTGCGGCGCTTGCCGGATAGTGATGCTAAGTCACATGCCATCTTCATATTTTGTTGCAAGCTTGATCCCTGTTAGGATTAGTCCGAACGATACCTTAGGGGATGAAGTGATGAAAAAATTATCTGTATTTTTTTTAGTGATGAGCACCTTTATCGGTGCTGCCAATGCCGCGCAATCTGATGAATTACAGAATGATGGTTCATGGTTCTATAAATCTAAAGTTAACAAACTAACAGACTCCACTGACGTTGTAGCAATAAATAGCACGAAAGATATCTATGTGAAGCAAGGTACTGAACGTAGCACTTCTCTTGTTTTAAGATGCAATGAAAACTCTACAGATGCCTATCTATCCGTAACTGATTATCTTGGAGTTGACTCACCACGAGTGACCATCAGATATGATGGGGGTAAACCACAGAAAATTACGTGGACTCCGGGTGAGGGAGGGGATTCAGCCTTCGCTCCCAATGCGGTGCTTTTTATAAAAGAATTATCGAAGCATAAAAAGCTAGTCATTGGGTTTGAACCCTATGGTTCAACCATGCAAATAGTTGAGTTCGATCTTGCAGGAATTGATAATATCGCTAAAAAGATATCCACTGCCTGTAACTGGAAGATTTAGAATGAAAAAATATATATTTTTGATATTTATTTTAGTGCTGGCGGCTGGAGGGTTCATCATCAATTCAATGACGGTATTCTCTGTCCAACCAATTGGGGCTGTGCCAGAAGGTGCAACTTTATTAATATGGAAAAAAGGAGATATGCCATTTTTTGAAAGCCCGGATGGCATGTGCATAAGGAAGCAAGGGTATGTTAGTCTTATGTGCAGAACTATTGCTCTAGGAGCGGCTATTGATGAAGATTCAATAGTTATGAGGCTACCATATATAAAATCAGCATATTTACTTTCAACTGGCAATAAAGAGTTTGATAAATAAATTTATGTTACTGAAAAGCCCCGCACTGCGGGGTTTTTTTATTTGTGGAGGCTAAGCATTGGCTACCTTGCGTGAACTTATTATCAAAATTTCTGCGAACTCACAGTCATTTCAAACTGAAATTTCCCGCGCTTCTCGTATGGGTCAGGATTATTATCGCACCATGCAGAATGGCGGTCGGCAAGCTGCTGCCGCTGCGCGGGAAAGCGAGAAAGCCCTGTCCGATCTTACAAGTGGTTTCGCAAGCGCAGGCAGGGCAGCCGCTGCGGCGTCAGCAGCATTTGCAACTGGCAAGCTAGTCCAGATCGCTGACGAATGGACGTCAGTAAATGCCCGGTTAAAACAAGCGTCAAGTACAACTGACGACTTTACCAGCTCTCAGATACAGCTCATGCAGATTAGCCAGCGAACTGGCACTGCATTTTCTGATAATGCTAATCTTTTCTCGCGTGCAGCAGCTTCTATGCGTGAGTTTGGTTATGACTCTTCGGATATTCTTAAGATAACAGAGGCGGTTTCTACTGGGTTAAAAATATCTGGTGCTAGCGCTGAAGAGTCTGGATCTGTTATTACGCAGTTTAGCCAGGCGCTGGCCCAGGGCGTTCTGCGTGGTGAAGAGTTTAATGCCGTTAACGAGTCCGGTGATCGCGTTATAAGAGCTCTGGCTGCTGGAATGGGTGTCGCCCGGAAAGACCTTAAAGCAATGGCGGATCAGGGGCAGCTGACGATTGATAAAGTCGTGCCAGCCATGATAAGCCAGCTCGATAATTTGCGGGGGGAGTTCAGCTCCATGCCGCAAACTGTTTCCGGATCACTGCAAAAAGTAACCAACTCCTTTATGGCATGGGTTGGTGGCATCAACCAGGCAACAGGCGCTACATCTGCCTTATCCGGTGGGCTTGATGGTGTCGCCGGAACCCTGGATTCTCTTACGTCATCTGCAGTGAGCGGCGCTCTGAACGACGTCGCTAATAACATGTCCACCATTACAACAGTTGCTGGTGCGCTGGTTGGAGTTGGGCTGGCGAAGTATCTCGGGGGTGTCGTTAGCAGCGCCTCGGGGGCTACAGCCTCTTTGCTTTCCGCCGCTAAAGCAGAAGCCGCTCTTGCCGTCGCGCAGGAAAAAGCAGCCCAGTCGGCAGTGGCTGCTGCAAGAGCTGAGGTATATAGGGCACAACAGGCCGTTCAGACAGCCCGCAGTGCTGATGTGCAGGCGGCTCAGCAAGAAAAGGTTGCCGCCGCAGAGGCGAAGGTTACAGCAGCCCAAACGCGTTTGAGTACTGCGTTAACCAGCGGTACGGCGACAGAAAAAGTCAGGGCGCGCGCCGCTCTTGAGCGAGCACAATCCGGTCTTGCAGCGGCTAAAAACGCTGATGCTCAGACAGTTGCCGAAACAAGACTGGCATCAGCGCAGGCGGCGCTTACCCGCAACCTTTCAGGCAGGATCACAGCACAGAACAATCTGAACAGTGTTACATCAGTTGGTTCGCGTCTTTTGGGCGGAGCAATGGGATTGATCGGGGGCGTCCCAGGTCTGGTAATGCTTGGTGCAGGTGCATGGTATGCCATGTACCAGAATCAGGAGCAGGCCCGCCAGTCAGCGCAGGAATATGCCAGCCAGATAGATGAGATCCGCGAAAAGACATCTAAGATGTCGCTTCCTGACACAGACGATAATCGCAAGAAAACCATTGAAGCGCTGGCCGAGCAAAACAGGCTTGTCACCGAACAGCAGGGGAAAGTTGAGACCTTAAAAGGTCAAATTGATGATCTCAATGCTGCGAGGGGTAAACCCGGCATCACTGGAGAAAACGATCTTAATATAGTGCGCGCCATTTCCATTGTTACAGGTGATTTAGCTGTCGAGGAAGACAAGCTCAATCAACTCCGGGAGCAGGCACGTATTATTCAGCAGGCTCTGGCAGAAATCGAGCGTCGCAGGACTGACCAGCTCCGCGAGCAGGCATGGAAGCAAAACCAGGCTTATTATTCTTTGCTGATGATGAATGGCCAGCATTCTGAGCTAAACAGACTGCTTTCGCTTGGTAATCAGCTTCTCTCATCAAGAAACGCTCTGGTTAATGTCCCGTTTGCCATTCCACAGGCTCCAGTATCAACCCAAGATCAGCAAAGCCTTATTCAAAAGCAACAGCAGGCAGAGCTTGCCGGATTAACCGGCCTTGCTAGGGCTCGTAAGCAAGCGCAATTTGAACTCGAAAAAATGGGCCGTACAGGTCCTGAAAACTCAAAGTATGCTGCGGACTATACAAAGGCGGCTGAGGACGACTACAACAATGCGCAGCGGGTAGCTGCCGCCCAAAAATCTCAGGCCGATGCTACTCGCGACGCAGGCAAAGCAGCGCGTGAAGCTTCCCAGACAGCCGAGCAGTACAGCCGAAAAATGGCTGACCTGAGTATTGCTACCGAAGTGCAAAAGGTACGGGCCAGCCAGGGTGAAAAAGCTGCTGAGTTGTTTGCCGCCTCCCATGAAGCCGGAACTAAATGGACCGAAGAACAGCGCAAATCCATTGAAGCTGGTGCTGTGGCGCTGGCGCAGTGGACACAAAAAGCTGATGAAGCTGTCCGCAAACAGCGTGAAATGGCTGATGCGCTTAAAGACCTCAAAGATGCCGCACGCCGCTACCAGGATGAGGCAGGCCTCACGGCAGCGACGTCGGGAATGGGAAGCCGCCAGCGCGATCAGTACCGCGAGCGGCAGGAAGTTGAGCGCGTTTTTGATAAAACCGATAAGGGGGCTGAGGCTATTGCTGCGCGCCAGGCTGCACTGGATGCGCTTGATAAAAAATATCAGCAGGCGAAGGCAAGCGAACTGGACTGGCGCGCGGGCGTAAGCGCGGGACTGTCAGACTGGATGGATAACGTCAGCAACATTGCCGGCACGGTATCGCAGGGTATCACTTCCACGATGGACAGTGCGCTTGATAACGTCTCCGCAATGCTGGTGGGTAACAAGGCCAGCTGGAAGGACTGGGGGTTATCCGTTCTGCAGACTATCTCAAAGGTTGCGCTCCAGATGGCCGTGATTAACGCGATGGGTGGCGGTTCGTCTGGCAGTGGACTTCTCGGCTCCCTTCTCGGAGGAATTGTGGGAGGCGTCGCCGGAAGCGCATCCGGCAGCGCGAATGCAGGCACCGCCATCCAGAACTACGGCGCGTCTTTCCAGTTTAACGCGAAGGGTGGGGTTTATTCGTCAGCCGATCTGAGCAGCTACAGCGGCAGTGTCGTTGATACTCCCACCTTTTTTGCGTTTGCGAAAGGGGCGGGCGTGATGGGCGAGGCCGGGCCGGAAGCCATTATGCCGCTGACCCGCGACGCCACCGGCAGGCTGGGTGTAAAAGCGCTGGGCAGTGGCACGCAGGGCGGCGCGGGTGTCAGCCTCAGCATCGGTACCATAAATTTCTCCGGCGGCACAGGCGGTGCGCAGGGCAACACTAACGCCGCCGGCGCGGTGGCTAACCAGCTCACCGGCGCCATCATCGATACCATCAACACGCAACTGCGCAAGCCCGGCACTCCGTTGTGGAACGCCACGCAGGGCAAGCGCTGATGCTCCTTACTTACCCGCTGCGGCGGGTTTTTTTATGGGTGAAACATGGCAACCGAAACCTTTACCTGGTGCCCGCGCATTAATGCCGGCGGCGAGGTCACTCACCGCGTCCGCCGCGCGCAGTTCGGCGACGGGTATGCCCAGGCGTCGGGCGACGGCATCAACGCCCGCAGCCAGAAATGGGATCTGGAATTTGTCGGTGATGAAAGCTACATCACCGCGATTATGGACTTCCTCGACAGGCATGGCGGTAGCCGCTCATTCATCTGGCAGGCACCGCTGAAAGGCGTGGGGCTTTACCGCTGTGACGCCTACCGCCCGTCGGCCCCGGGCGGTGGCATTTTCTCTCTCACGGCAACCTTCACACAGGCATTCGCTCCGTAGGTACTTATGGCAATCAGCAATGACGTTCAGAAGCTCGAGCCCGGCGACAGCGTCCGCCTGGTGACCGTCGACGGCTCGGCGTTCGGCGCGGGCGTGCTGCGCTTTCACGCCTGCACCATTCCTCATACGCCGGAAGAAATCGCGGCGAGCGGCGGCGACACCTTAAAGCTTGCCGCTAAATCCATCTGGTTTGATGGCGAGGAGTACGGCGCCTGGCCATTTGAAATTACCGGGCTTGCGTCGTCGAGTGACGGCCAGAGCGCGGAGCCGGTGCTGCGCGTCGCTAACCTTGATGGCGTGGTGACCGCGCTCTGCCTGCGCTTTGATGACATGGTACAGGCGAAGGTTACTGTTCTGGATACGTTCGGCCAGTATCTCGATGCGCGCACCTTTCCCGACGGCAACCCGTCTGCCGATCCGGGGCAGTATTTCCGCCAGGTGTTTTACATCGACAGCAAGGCGGCTGAAGACAATGAAGTGGTGGAGTTCCGCCTCTCCAGCCCGATGGACCTGCAGGGACTGCTGATCCCGACGCGGCAAATCACAGCGGTCTGCACCTGGGCCTGCCGCAACAAATACCGCAGCGGTGACGGCTGTACCTACAACGGCCCGCGCATGTTTGATCTGAAAGGTAACCCGGTGACCGACCCGGCACAGGATAAATGCTCGGGCCTGCTGACCGACTGTAAAAAACGCTTTGGTTCGGATGCCCGGCTCGATTTCGGCGGCTTTCCGGGTGCCAGCCTGATCCGGAGGTAACCATGCGCGATAAAACCATTGCCGACATTCTGACGCATGCTGCGGCGGAATACCCGCGCGAGTGCTGCGGCGTGGTGGCACAAAAAAGCCGCGTCGAGCGGTATTTCCCGTGCCGGAACATTACCGGCGCGCCGGAGGAACAGTTTGAGCTATCACCGGAGGATTACGCGGCCGCGGAAGACTGGGGCACCGTTACTGCCATTGTGCATTCCCACCCGGGCGACGGCGCCACCACCCAGCCGAGCGAGCTCGACCAGCTGCAGTGCGACGCCCACGGCATCCCCTGGGTAATCGTCTCATGGCCGGAAGGCGACCTGCGCACCATCGCGCCCCGCGGCGAACGGCCGCTGGAAGGGCGCACCTTTGAACTGGGTTATGCCGACTGCTGGTCGCTGGTGATGGACTGGCACCGCCGTCAGGGTGTGATGCTTCGCAACTACAGCGTGGATTACCCGTGGTGGGAGCGGGGAGAAAATCTCTATATGGATAACTGGTATGCGGAAGGGTTTCGCGAGGTCACAGAGCCGCGCCCCGGCGACATGGTGCTGATGCAGGTGTCCGCCCCGGTGGTGAATCACGCCGGTATTCTGCTGGAAGGTAACCAGCTGCTGCATCATCTGTACGGCCAGCTCTCCTGCGCAACGCCTTACGGCGGCTATCTGCGCGAGCGCACGATTAAAATAGTCAGACACAAGGATCTGCCATGAACGAACTGAAAACGGTGCGACTGTACGGCGCGCTTGGCGCGCGGTTCGGTCGGGTGCACCGGCTGGTGATTGCCAGCCCTGCAGAAGCCTGTCGCGCGCTGTCGGTCATTCTTCCGGGTTTTGAGCAGTACATGCAGACGGCGCACCTGCGCGGCCTGCGCTTTGCCGTGTTCCGGGGGAAAAAGAACATCGGCCAGGACGAGCTGAAACATAACAGCGGCGAAGAGGATATCCGTATCGCGCCGGTCATTGCCGGCAGCAAGCGTGGCGGTGTGCTGCAGACCATTCTCGGTGCCGTGCTGGTGGTAGGAGCGCTTGCTCTTGGCCCCGTGGGCATCGGTGCCATCGCAGGCAGCACGGCGATGAGTATTGGCCTTATGGGCGGTTCGATGATGATTGGCGGCGTGGTGCAGATGCTGTCACCCCAGCCCGGCGGGCTGGCATCGCGTCAGGACCCCGATAACGCGCCGAGCTATGCGTTCGGCGGGCCCGTGAATACCACGGCAATGGGTAACCCCGTCGGGCTCCTGTATGGCGAGCGCGAAATCGGCGGCGCGATAGTCTCTGCCGGCATCTACACCAACGACCAGTGAAAACCGGTCTGACAATGGCGCCTGCGGGCGCTTTTTTTATGGGCGCAGTATGGAAAAAATAACCGGTAAAAAGGGTGGCGGTGGTAATTCACGCACACCGCGGGAGTCTCCTGATTCATTACAGTCGATCGCGACGGCCAAAATACTGCTGGCGCTGGGCGAGGGGGAGTTCGCCGGCGGCCTGACGGATAAAGATATTTTCCTCGACGGTACCCCGTTCCGCAGCGCTGACGGCACGCTTAATTTTCCCGATGTGAAATGGGAATTTCGTCCGGGTACCCAGACGCAGGATTACATCCCCGGCATACCGTCGGTGGAAAATGAAATCACCGTTAACACTCAGCTTAAAGCCACACAGCCGTGGACGCGCGCCATCAGCAACACGCAGCTTTCTGCGGTCCGTGTGCGTCTCGGTGTACCTTCACTGCAGCGCATGAAGGACAACGGGGATGTGGTGGGCTACCGCGTCGAATACAAAATTGAGTTGTCCACTGACGGTGGCGGATATACCACGGTGCTGAACAGTGCATTCGACGGTAAAACCACTTCGCTTTATGAGCGCAGCCATCGCATTGATCTTCCGCCTGCCCGGACCGGCTGGCAGCTTCGTGTGAGCCGGACGACGGCGGACAGCACCTCCAGCCGCATCGTGGATACGACGAACATCGAAGCGTATTCCGAAATCATCGATGCAAAGCTGCGCTACCCGAACACCGCGCTGCTCTTTGTGTCGTTCAACGCGAAGCAGTTCAGCAATATTCCGCAGATCAGCGTACGCGCCCGCGGGCGGCAAATTCGCGTGCCCACGACATACGATCCGGTGGCGCGCACCTATTCCGGCACCTGGGACGGATCGTTTAAATGGGCCTGGAGCAATAATCCCGCATGGGTGTTTTACGACCTGGTGCTGAGCGACCGTTTCGGGATCGGAGACCGGCTGGACGCGACGCAGGTGGACAAGTGGGAACTCTATCGCATCGCGCAGTACTGCGATCAGCCCGTGCCGGACGGTACCGGCGGCAGCGGTACCGAGCCGCGTTTTCTCTGCGACGTGTATATCCAGAGCCAGAACGAGGCGTTTACGGTGCTGCGCGACCTGGCGAGCATCTTCCGCGGCATGACCTACTGGGCCGGTAATCAGCTGGCCGCGCTGGCGGACATGCCGCGCGATATGACGTATGTCTACACCCGCGCCAACGTTATTGACGGCAAATTCTCCTACGCCAGCGGCAGCGAGAAGAACCGTTATTCAACGGCGATGGTGAGCTGGTCAAACCCGGAGAACCATTACACCGATGAAGTGGAAGCGGTGATGGAGCCTGATCTGGTGCGGCGCTACGGCGTGCGCCAGACGCAGATCTCCGCCATTGGCTGCACGCGGCGCACCGAGGCCAACCGCCGCGGCCGCTGGGCGCTGCTGACAAATGCTAAAGACCGGATGGTGAGTTTCGCCACCGGGCTGGAAGGCATGATCCCGTTGCCGGGCCATATCATCGGCGTGGCGGATCAGTATCTGTCCGGGCGGGTGATGGGCGGGCGTATC